TAATTCTAGAAGCAACTCTGATGTATTAAAGTTAGCATGTTCGTGGGATTCATGCTCATGTACAAAACGGTATCCTAGAAATTCGGGATAGTTTTTCCAAAGAACTTCTAAATTATTTGTTTCTGGAAAATCTTCGTTATTAGTCCAATAATCATTGTTTATGAAAAATGCATTAACTCCATTAGAATGAACTAAAGAATAGTTTTTTGATCGAGCAAGATTATAAAATGCTTTTAAACTAGCTCCGTGATAAATATTATAAGGACCGGCATCCCAAAAATTTGGGTCATATTGAATAACTTGATCTATATTAACTCCTAAACAAGCATTATATTCACAGACAAAAGCTCTAACTTCATAGTAATTTAAAACTTCATTAAGTATATACCAGTCTATTCCATCAATATCAATAGAAAAATAATCAAATTTAAATGGTATTTGGTATGATAGTAAAATTGAAATAATATTTTCCTTATTAACCATATGTTTGTGAAGATTGATTAATGGATTATTATATTTGGCATCAATTTGTGTTCCTGTCCATCCACGTTGTTCTCTTAGAAATCGTGTATTACACTCACTACCGTCTTGAGTCCCAATTTCAACAAAATATTTATTATCTGTACCTATTTTTGTAAAAATATAATCTGTTATTCCATCTTCTCCAAATTGAGAGAATACTTTATTTTCATATTTATCTAACATATTATTGTGGTTTTGGACCGTTTACGGCTCCCCAATTAAATATTTTATTAACATCACCTTCAAAAGTATAACTACCTACATGATTAAGTTTTGTATTGGGGTCAAGCCAAATTGAACCCCCTATTTTTTGCCATCGACGACAAAATGTATAATCTTCAGATAGATATCTATTATCATCAGGATCGTGAATGGTATCAAAAAATGAATAACAATATTGATTAAATTTAGGGTCAATACTACTATCATTTACATAAAATAATTCTGGGTATCCTTCAATCATTTTATCTACTACTTCACGTTTCATTAACCAGAATCCAGTACTAGCATCAAGTACTTCGACTGCTCCCATATCAACTTTTACTTGAGTTTTTTCTTTATCAGCAAATTTTAAATTAATAGCATAGTCTACTGGTAAAGTTTTCTTGGGATAGGCTCCTGTAATTAACTCTTTATCCATAGCTAACATTCGTATTACTGACTCTGGTTCAAATTCAATATCAGCATCAATGAACATTAAATGAGTACATTCTTTAGCCTCTAAAAACATAGCATTAAGAATATTACGTGCTCTTGGAACTAAACTTTCGTTTCTGAGGGTTGTAATTCGAAAATTAATATTATACTTAATAAGCTCTTGAGTTAGCCTAAACATGCTTAAAAAGTATTGGTCGGTAATTTGACCTCCATAACAGGGAGTGGCAAAAAAGATATTATTTTTTCTAATAATATCCATATCAATAACAACTTGCCCATTTTCAATTTTTTTAAATGCTCCGCCTACTGGTTGTTCAATTACGGGAGCAGTAGGTATAGCAGCAGTTGGGGAGGTCGTAGCCTCCCCAATTTCTTGTGCTTGCCCAGTAGCTTGTGCTAACTCATTGAGCTTATATTTTTTCATTTAATCTAGATCCTCTGCGGTTTCAGTTGGCACAAAATCGTCTCCTGTAGAGGAGGCAAAAAGTGCAGTATTTTCGAGCATCCACTTTTTTTGCTCTTCATAAGTTTGTCGCTTATAAATACGACCAAGATCAAATAATTCGGCTTTTTGTTCCTCTTCGGTAAGAGCCGTGCTTGCTCTTGCAGGTAAACAAGTATACTTAACATTTTGAGGAAGTGGACCTGTTTTTTCTTTCTTTATTGTAATGTCATAACCAGTTTCGGGGTGTGCGGGATTCCCATATTCTGGATTAGACGCAAAATCTACAATTTGACGATAAATAGTGCTTTTCAAGTCAAAAATCTTAATTTGACCATCATTTCTATCAATTATGTTACAGATATATGCAAATTGCGGTTTGTCACTAAAAACATCCGCTCCTACTTCTTTAAAAGGATCTTCATTAGTGTCTACAAATTTTTCTTCTTCGCGTACAAATCGTAGACACTCTAAAGGCATTCTTTTTCCTTCTGTAGTAGTAATCCAGTAAACATAGCGAGGCATTACTTCCCCTACCAGTCTAACTTTAGTTTCCCCAATGGGGAGAGTTAATCGTTGAATTTCTCGTCGTTCTCCGCCACCTTGTGACGGTGCTTTAGCTTTATCCCAAGCTACCATAGTATTTCTCCTATTCTAAAATGAATTCCAATTTATCAGTTCGTTCTTTGACGAATGTATTTTTCCAATGTTTGGAAGATACATAATTCTTTGGAATGTAATGGTTTGTGTTGGTTATTGAGCGTTTACTCAATAAATAAAGATATTCTACTTTATTATTAGGGTTTATTGTAGTAAATAAAAATTCCTTATCTTTAAAGTAGCTTTGTTTATCTTTACATTTATAAGCACTAAAAATAGAATTATTTTTTAATGCCTTTAATTTGCGAGTTCTAAATAATTGAAAGTCTATTTTATTAATAAAAAGTTTCTTCATTAATTGTTGACTTGAACTAGCAATAATATTATTATAACCTATAATTAGAGCATGTGTCAATATCAAGATTGATTCAGGTTGCCCTTCACTGTCTACCCATAATTCTTTCCAATTAAAATAATACATAATTTAGTAATAAGGATCAACTTCCGAATCTGGGTCATCTATTCCTTCTACTAATTTTACTTCTGGAAAATAATGTTTAACCATATTTTCTACACCCATTTTTAATGTTGCACTTGACATAGAGCATCCACTACAAGCTCCTCTTAAGAATAAATACAGAATTCCATTATCTGCATCCCATTCTCTAAATTCTATGCGCCCTCCATGCATAGCAACTTGAGGATTAATCTTAGATTCAAGTAAAATTTCTATTTCTTTTTCTAGTGAAGATTTCTTTTTTTTTTCAATAAATTCATAATATAAATCCTTTTTCTTGATACCAGTTTAAGCGATTAAGTTGTTGTTTGTGTACAATTGCCCCTCGTAACTGAAAATCTCTTATTAGAGGATGTTTTTTATCTGGATGTTCTCTTAAAATACGCCCTATACGTTGTTCTAATTTAATAGGATTATTACTTGGGCAAGTTAAGTATAAAGTATCGAGTCTGTGACAACTTATTCCTTCATCAAAAATTTTAGTTGAAAGAATAGCTTTATATTTAGTTCCCGCATTTTTTAAAATATCTTTTCTATCTTCTTCTTTAGTTTCCCCAATTAATAAAACACTTCCTTTAATTAGCTTTTGCAAATTTTTTAGCATATTTACTCGTTCTGATAAAATTAACGGACATCTTCCATTAGCAATATCTTGGGTAGCAACCTCACTAATAAGATTTACATATTCATTTCTTTCGGTAAGTTTATTTAGTTGCCGACTCCAATCTCTTTTCGGGTCGAGAACATTGAAAGGAATATCGGTATTTACTAATTCTACTAAAGGATTATCTTTTTTAATTAAATCTTGAGCATAAATAATAAATGGAGTAAAATAGTCTTTTAAAACAATATGTTTTCCATCTTTTCTTTTGGGTGTAGCAGTAATAGCTATTTTAATTTTACAATTAATATTATTAAGAGCGGTGGAAAATAATTCAGCAGGGCATAAGTGAGCTTCATCAACCATAATCATACTAAATTTATTATTTAATAATGCTAAATTATTATAAACGCTTTTATAAATTCCTACTGTAATCTCTTGAAGATTAAACTCCCCATCACCCACTGTTCCTATAGGAATATTAGGTAATTGTTTTTGTAATTCTTCTTGCCATTGTTTAAATAAGAGTTTGGTGTGAACCATGATTAAGGTAGGTAAATTAGCTCTAGCTATTATGTTACATCCTACATATGTTTTGCCCCATCCACAAGGAGCTTGAAAGAGTCCACTTGTTATTCGTCCTTTTCGTTTAAAAAATGCGTCAGATACTTTTTGTTGCTCTGGTCTAAGCTGACCTTTAAAATTAAATTCAGTTTCCGATTCTTTAAAATTACGTTGGTCATCATATTGTATTAAATTTAATTTGTGGTAAGCGTTACTTGGGATAGTGTATAGTTCACTTTCTTTGTCATAATCAAACCATTCAAATATGTCTTTGTCAATAATTTCTCTAAATTGAGACTCAAAACGTGCAGGATCACTTATATCTTTCTTAAAGATATACATTTTATCTTGTAAAATTGCGTTTTGAATTTTTATTTTATCAATCATGTTCTAAAAATTGTCGTAATAGGGCTTTTCTTACTAATAAACCATTTTTAATTTGTTGGAAATATTTTGCACGAGGGTCACTATCGAATGCAATAGGTAATTCTTTTCTTCGTGGTAGAGGATGAAGTACAAGAGCTGTATTAGGTAGCTTATTTAATTCTGATAAAGAAAGTTTATACTCTTCTTTTGACCCTCTTTCTTCTTGAACTCTTGTCACATACAAAACATCCGTTGTAGATGCATAAGGTTCGAATTGAGTTGCTTCACAATCTGTAGGTTTCAAGTATTCATCAGGTAATTTTAAACTAGGAGGGCTAATTAAATTAATTTGAACATTAAATAATCTTAAAACTTTAACTAAACTATGGATAGTACGTCCATTTTTTAAATCTCCCATTAAAGTAATAGTTAATCCATCAATATTAAGTTTTTCTTTCCAAATAGTATATAAATCTAACAGTGTTTGGGTAGGGTGTTCCCCTATTCCATCTCCTGCATTAATAATAGGAACTTGGGATACTGAGGCAGCTTTTTTTGACGCGCCTTTTTCTCCATGACGTAGAACAATTAAATCAACATAACTACCTATGGTTCTAATAGTGTCTTCTAATGTTTCCCCTTTAGTTACACTTGAATAGGTAACTTCATTAATAGGTAAAACAGAATATCCTAATTGAGTGGCTGCACTATGAAAGCTAGCGCTTGTTCTGGTTGATGGTTCATAAAATAAAGTAGCAATTTGACCTTTTTTATAATAACTTGTTTCTATAAATCCATATTCTTCTCTAGCTACATTTTCAAAAAGAGAATGTAACATGTCATAGTTATACTGATCTATAGAAAGCAAATGATTCATTTTATAGGCCAGACATAGGGTAAAAATGTTTGCATTATATTTTAATTTCCGTTATATGTTTATGTTCGTGTGTAAATTCTCTAACATACCATGTATGATTTATATTAACTAATAACGCATATAAATCTTGAGATTTAAAGTCGTCAATCATATAAGGAATTTCAAAAGGATAGGAAATTCCGTCAATCCATAGTAAATTATCGTTTTTCTTTTTAACTTGTGCTATTTGAGCTTTAAATTTTTGTTTACGACCTAAATTAAAACTTTTTCCGTCTGAATCTAATCCCCATTTTATTTTATCAATTGATTTAATAAGTTGAGATAAGGAAGTAAATGTAGAGTCAAAGACTATTCTAGTCTGAGGATGTATAGCATCTAGTTCTAATAATCTTTCTGCATACTTTTTTCCTACCAAAGAGATATCATCTAAGATATATGTTTTACCGTATTTAAATTTAGTTAAAGTAGTAGAGGTATTAGAAAATGATATTTTATGTGGTTTATTCTTTAGCCCAAATAAAGGAAATTTTATTCCATCAAACTTTGTATTCATTTAGATCACCCCAACTAGGACCGACTTCAAAATCTACTCCTATTGGGCATTCTTTAATTTCAATTCCTCGGGGAATTTGTAGAAAATTTTGAACATTTACTACCCATTTTTTGATATAATCATTATGTACTTCAGCAACAATAGAATCGTGTACTACTGTAAAAGGAATCATAACTTTTTGATAGCTATTAGCATTTATCCAATTAATTGTATCTATTAATCCAAGTATATTAATATCGCTTGCTACACTCTGAACTAAAAAATTAACTCCACTTCTAACAGCGTGTTTTGCTACTCCGTTATTTGGACTTTTACTTTCTGGTAATCTTCGTTTTCTTCCAAAATGACTATAAATATATGCATCTCTTTCAATGTCTGTATTTGCTTGCTCAATCCAAACTTTAAGATTTGAGGCTTCTCTAAAATATTTAGCAATAAATTGTTTAGCTTGTGGATATGATATATTAGCAGTCTCAGCTACTTTTGCTGGTCCTGCTTGATACATAATTCCAAAAGTAATAGCTTTAGCATATTGTCTTTGATTAGGGAATTGGTTTTTTATTTCATCAATCCTACATTTTAAATCAAATATTTGTTTAGCAACATAAGAATGAAAGTCAAGATTTTCAATAAACGCTCTTTGTAGAAATGAATCATTACTTAATGCAGCCGCATAATAAACTTCTGCTGTTTTTAAATCACATTGAACGATCTGAAAACCTTCTCTCGCTTTAAATAATTTTTTAATATCTTTATTATCTCTTGGAATATTTTGGTAATTAAGAGTCCCAGAACTACTTAGACGACCACTAGTAGTTCCATGAACGTTAAAAGAGGATCTTAGTCTGTCGTCTTTATCTAACCCTCCTAAAATATTTCTAATATAAGTATTACTAAGTTTCGTTTTTTCACGTAGATCAAGAATTGCTTCTGATAACGGATGATCAAGTTCAGCCAGAACTTCTTTATCAGTAGACTGGGCACCAGTAGCAGTCTTTTTAGTTGATCTTAATTTTAGAATATTAAAAAATACTTCTCTTAACTGTAGAGTGCTGTTTGGATTAAATGTTTTGTCATGAATTCTTTCAAATCTCTTTACACTTTCGTCCATAGAAATTTCATTAATACATTCTTCTATATCTATCTCATAACTTTCTTGCAAATTCTGTGCATGTTTTACGCTGATTGGTCCCCCATTATTTTCTAATTGAGATAAAGCAAGAGTAGCTGGTTTCAAAATTTCTTCATAAAGTTTACTAAATTTTTCATTTTCACTTACTAACGGATAGAATTTATTAAATAATTGAAAAGTTCCATCTGCATCTTTACAGGCATAAGGAGCTAGAATATCAACCGGAAACATACCGTAGTTAAAATCTTCCAATTTAATTTTGTTTTTCCGAGCAAATGTTTTTTTATAGTCGTTTAATTCTTTTTCATAGTCTCCAAGATCAGTAAATCTCATTGCTAGTTGTTTTAAACCATGGGTGCCTACTGCTTCTTCCAAAGAATAATGAAGAAGCATAGTATCTTCAAAACTTGGAAATTCAAAACCAAATTCATATTTTAGAAAACTCATATCAAATTTAGCATTATGAAAGATACAAGTTTTTTCTCTAAATATTTCTGCCAGTTTTTCAATATATAATTCAGCTATTTCTGCAGTAACGTATATACCTTCGTGACTTTTAGTACTTAATGCAATACCTAAGACTGCTCCTTTACGTGGAGATAAAGAAGTTGTTTCAATATCAATTACAATTGGATCGCTATTTTGTAGTTTTTCTAAATAAGGGTTAAATTCTGCTTGAGTATCAATTATTTGATAGTGTTTTTCAAACTTAGAAGAATCAATAGTTCCATTTATTACTTTTTCTATATTAGAAAACGCTTTATAAATATCATCTTCATATTGAGGTTTAAAAACTGTTAAATTTGGATGAATAATAGGAATATAACGTTTTTCTATAAAAACTCCGTTATATTTAGTAATTCCAGTTAATCCACAAACATATTTAAGAGCCTCTGCTCCGATAGGGCATACGATCTGATATTTTTCCAATTTTGTTAAATCTAAATCTACATCTTTTTTAAGTATTTTTTCTTTTTCTTGTGAACATAAGAAATAGGTGTCGTATGATCCAATTTTTTTATCATACTTGGATAATACTTTAGTGGGATTTTTTTCAGATGCCGAAGCAAATATAAAGGCAATTGTGTTAGTCATATTTTTATTATACTCTAAAATTAAGAATTTGACAAGTAGTATTTAATTTCATCTGCGGTTAGCGCTCCTGGGTCCATATGGGTGGGTAATTTAATTATTGAAGTTTGAAAATCAAATTTTTCTAATAGACGACTTATTTTTTTGGCTGCTAGAAGTCCAGCAGAATCTCCATCCATCATTAATTTTACTGATGTGATTCCCAATTTATCTAATAGTTCTATCTTTTTATCTCCAAAATTTTGTGTTCCAAAAGTACAAAGAGTATTATGATATCCATGTTGCCAAAGATTCATCATATCAAATATTCCCTCAACTATTATAACTTCTACAGTTGCTTTAAGTTTATCAATTGGAAATAATATATTATTTACGGTAGCTCCAGCCGGTCTGCGCATATATTTTGGTTTATCTTGTTGACTTTTAAATCTATATCTCCCTTCAATAAATCTAAGTTTATTGAATTGATAAATCGGAATGCAAAGATAATCAGTTAATCCATATTGATCAGTAAAAAAAGCATCAAATTTAATTAATGTTTCAGTAGAAATATTTTTATATTGCCCCCTTGCTGGTCGCTTAACCGAGGGCATATTAATACTGCCTTTTTCTATTATTTTTTTAATTTTTTGTTTAACTTTAAGTATTCTATAAGGTTGTTTAGTATCAAGTTGAAGATTGGTAGTAATTCCTATGCTTTTTAGAAATTTATTTTTTCCTCCCTTAAATCCACAGCTCCAACAATGAAAAATATTATTATCTATATTATAGCTTAAACTTGGATTTACATCATCATGATTTCCTCCAGTACATTTAATAAGAATTTCACTTGGATCATTAGTCTTTTTATAGGTTATTTTATGACTGTCGAGTATTTCTAATAATTCTGACATTTAGTGTTCATGTTGTGGATGGTTTTTGTACGAGATAGCAGGTTTTCCTCCTACTCTAGCTAATCTTACACTTCCAATTTCTTCAGTCCCACTATCATCGTAACATCGAGGAATGAAATGCACATGGGGCCATAAAATAGATTGTCCTCCAGCCAAATGTAAATTCATACCAAGATGATAACCGTCAATTTTCTTTTCTTGAATTTGAGTTTCTCCCTCATTTAAAGCATATTCAAATGCTTCTTTAATACTTTCTGTGTTATTAGTTTTAGGAATAAACAATAAGTGTCCTACGCATACAGGATATTTGTCGTAAATAGCTAAAGAATTTGAATATTCTTTATAAATTAAATTTTTATCCTTCATAAAAGGGGTGTCTTTGTAAGATGTGTATTTATGCGTTCCGTAAGTCATTTTCTGATTCTGTTTTGTCTGATCCATATTTGGCAATTCCAAGCGGTTTTTCGCTAATAAGATGGCTATCTGCAGAAACTACTTTAGTACATTCCCAATTCATTCCAATATCAAAATTCATAGCCTTTCCATTTCTAATTTTAGTTGTATGAACGATTATCCTATTAAGATCCTCATTTTCATTCGGTGGAAAAAAGTTAAATCCTCTATCGGCAGCATCTAAAATTCCTTTAGAAAATCTTGCCTCACCACCTGCATCAATTTGATAAGGACTAAACATCGTAATATCATATTTACGACTCATTAATTTTAATGCTTCTGCAATCGCAATTTGAGATTTCCAGTCTTTTTGATCTTCAAATTTGACAATATTAATATAATCTACTACTCCCATTGTAAAATTACTATGTTTACTATTAAACATATTACAATAATGATCAATTCTATTTAAAGAAATGGCGGCATCATCGATAATAAAGAATTGTCGATCCAATTTCTCTGGCCTATTAATTTTAAATGCTTCTTCAAAACTGGTAAAATCATAATCATTTTTTAATTTAGATAATTTCTCCTCAATAAGATCTGTCTTTTTATAAAAAGTTTTGCATTTACTTTCAGCTATTTGTATTTTTTGATTGACACTTAATTTATTTTTGTAAATATCAAGAAATGGAACATTACTTATAATACTAAGAAGTCTATCTTGAACTTCTTTATATCTCATTTCAATTGTAAAAAAAGCTACAGTACTACCTTGTATGAATCTTTCAATAGCACAATTTAAACTAATAATAGATTTACCAGAACCCCTTCTTCCACCTAATAAAACTAATTCTTGTGTTGCAAATCCACCATTTACTGCATCATATTCGGTACTTAACCCGGAAGGAAAGAGCATAAAATCTTTTGATGTGGGAAAAAATTCTAAATCTGCAACATCATAAAGTTCCTCAGAAGTTGGAATTGCATTATTCATGCTTAAGAGATGATCTTGAAATTTATCAATAATTTCAATTTTTTCTAAATCTTCTAAGTCGTCAACAAATTTATCTAAAAATGTTATAGTTTCTTCCCTAACGAAAAAATCTTGTAATTGACTAATCAAAAAATCATTTTC